CTATGAACCAATACCTTGCCCTAATTTATTCAATCTTTCAACTAATGTATGTATAGTTGTATATGGATATGAATCGCACTCACACGCGCCTGGCAACATCATTTCGCCATAGAGACGTTTAGAATTTTCTATCGCACGATGCTGATTTTCCAATAATGTTTGGTACATATCTTCATCGTTCTTTTTATAAGGTTTACCTAAATGGCCAGTAAGGATTTTTATATAATCCCCCCTAGCTATTTTAGTATCTAAATAAGCATAATGTAAAACATACCATAATTCGAATGATTCATTAGAAAAGGCAATGTTTATGTTATTACGACGTGCCAGGGTGAGTGCATCTTTAACTCTTTTCTTCGGGAAAGAGTCTCTGTCAAAGACGCACCAAGCTTCTTTAAATTTCCCAGTCGCAAACATTTCCACAGCTTTTTCTACAACACTAACGGTGTTACAGCCGGCGCCAACCACTTCACATATTTTATTTACTTTAAATTTTTTAAAGTACGATGGCTCTGTTCGTGCGCCTTCACAAACTATTAGCACTTTCTTTTCAATTTCTTTGCTGCCAACTTTCCTTTGTTTTAATTTCATTTTCAACCTCAGCAAAAATATTGAAATTAATTTGAATCTGAGCCAAAAATTATATCTGGCTCACCAAGCATAGGAATAGCACCATAATCGCCTTCAAAATATCCTTTTCGATATGACGCATCATTTCTAACCTTGTATTCAACAAGTTGCTTTAAATGAGATCCCCCTAAAGAATCTTTTTCTGCAAACCATATCTGATCTCTTCGTAACTCATCTTTATCTAAAAGATTTGTGTCATGAGTTGCAACTACCAACTGAGCATTGTTTTTATTAATATCTAAGCTATTGAACATTCTGATTATTTTTTTAGTAATCAGGGGATGGAGTCTTGCGTCAAATTCGTCGATAAATAATATGTACGAGTTATCAAAAGTATCCATCAAAGGTCCTGCCAAAGCTATAAGCTTCTTAGTACCTTCAGATTCATTTTCATCTAACTCAAAATTTATAGTGTCAACAAAAACCCCATCATCATTAAAACGATTATGCGTAGTGGCCACACCTAAAGGATTATGCTGCGGCAATGAGATGTCTTTAAATCTAGTGTCTTTTTTTATCGTAGAAAAAATAGCATCTAGTAATTCATTCTGTTTTTTATCCGTTTGTTCCCCCTGACTCTTAGAAATATTCACGATATCAAGATCGAACATATCAATTATCGATTTAATTTTTTTACGCTTATTTTCATCATCCAATAGTTTTACAGTGAATGGGAGGTAACCTATATCACTCATACCTTGTATTACTCTAATTTTCCTAAACCACCTAATAACTGATTTAGATACCTCTCCATCAAAGTTTGCACAGACAGATAAAAATAATGCATTTTTCCTTGTTCTTTTTTCTAAATCTGCGCCTTCTTTAAATTTCTTATCAACAACTATTTCTTTAATATTTCGTTTAAATAAAACAACTTCTTCTTTATTTTTTTCAATAACTGACAATGTTTCTGATGTAATTCTATTACGGACTGCCGAAAACGTATATTCATAAAGTTTATTGTTTATTATGAATATCATTTCGAATGTAGAAGGCTCATTTTCAAACCTAGGATTCAACTTAAATGGAAGAACATTAATTTCTTCATCTGCTTGGGATTCTTTTGAAGAGTTGATTACCATTTTCTTCATAAAAGAAAGAGCCGAAAAAACATTACTTTTTCCACTTCCATTTGCTCCATATATAACGGCAGTCTTTAATAACTCTATATTTGGAAAAGCATCAAATACCGCTCGTTTATCTAAATTTTTATCTTTAGATTTAATTTTCGCGGCTAGCATCGAAAGTGTGGCTTCATCCTTAAACGATAAATAATTTTTAAACGAAAATTGTACAAACATCTTAACCTCCATGGACTACATAACCTGCATTAGAAGCATTCTAGTATCAGTGTGAAAAAATCACAAAACAATCTGTGCCTTTTGGGTGACAAACTACACAACGATAAATAACTTATTGAATTTTATAGCATGCGTTCCAAGTAAAGAGATAATTAAAATCATACAATACGGTCTTTTAACACGCGTAACTAACTAATTTTAATGGCTTTTTTTAAAAAACCATCCCCTCCCTACTCCAGCACAATAGATTAGTTAGAAAAAGGTTTAGACGTTGACACTGTCGCATAGTTACTTAACAGTTTGAAGCAACTGTAACTTAGAGCGTGTTCAGCCAAAAAACCTGCTGGCGGTGCTGGCAGGTGTCAGGTTTTGACAGGTTGGCTCGGCGATCTGCGCCTGAAGTTTTATGAAGCGGCACAGTTGACACTTTGCCCCTAGTTTTCCCTAGTTAGGGGCATAACAAACCATAACAGGCTGACACCTGCCCTGCTTCGCATCAGGATTAACAAAAGATAACAGCCAAGGCTCAACAAATCTCAACGCCAGCCCTTTACACTTCTGCTGTAGCTGCTGTTCGCAGGCGTCAGGATCCGTTAGGTTGGGTTGACACTTTTCTCAGTTTCTCGCGAAAAAGTGTCAAGTTTGAGGGGCTGGGGGGTTTACAGTTTTTCGCCGTCCAGCAGGCAGAGTGACATTAAACCAGTTTTGTTCCAGTCATCCAGCGTATCGGGGTGCATTGTGGCAACGTAAGCAAGCTCAGAACGAAGAAACCGTAAAGCGCCTGCTGCACGGTCTTTGCCATAGAAGCTGTGGGTTTCTTCATCCGGCCGGAAGAGAATCAGCAATTGTTCATCGGGCTCGTGCTGAACATCAAAACCCAGCTCAGCGGCTGCTACTTCTATTCGCTGGCCAGCATTAATATCAGCCGGCAGCTCTTTCCCGCCGTCATGCCCCCATACCCACGCGGCGGTCTGCGCCCACGTCATTGCAATGTGATGATCACCAGCACCAGCACCAGCACCAGCACCAGCACCAGCACCAGCACCAGCACCAGCACCAGCAGAATTTTGTTTAGCCTGCGATGCTTCGACATCCACTTTATCGCCTGAAATAACAATTTCACCGCGGGCTATCCAGCCGTAAACAGTTTGCCGGCTAACGCCCATATGCCTGGCGTAGGCTGATTTACTTAACAGCATCGTGTGTTTCCCTCCGGGCAGAAAAAAGCCGCCCTCAGGCGGCCTGCTTCTCTTGTGAATTTGTCTGCCGCTGGCTGCCTTTGAGCATCGCGGTGACATGTTCGCTTAACTGATCAAGACCGGTCATGCGTGGCTGTACATCTGATGGACCGTCGTTCTTCCCATACACGAGATTGTTATACCAGGTTCGGACGGCTGTAATTTGTGCAACATCCTTTCTTACCGCGTCGACCAAATCGGCAACCGCGCTAATCACCTGCCCGTTCTCTGATGCGATACGGGAGAAGCCGAGACGTTTTAGCTGTTCCGTATCGAGTCCCGAACACACAGCGTGCGCCCTCAGTAAGGCGTCCGCCAGCTCCTGATGCTTTCCACTGTGCATCGACAGCAGCATTTTTTCCTGGCTGCGGCGATCCAGCCTTGCGAATGCCTGACGCATTTCGCTGTCACGCATGAACCCCTGAACGTCATCAGTTGCTAGTGGATTAACCGGAGCGAGTTTGTTCTTAAGGTAATCGAGAATGTTTGCGGCCTGCTCGCTTACGGCTGCCACCCCGCGGGTAAAGTCTTTGAGCGTGTCCGGGTTCCGGGCTTCTCCTGCCCTGCGGTTTTTTGCCTGTTCGTTCAGATCCGGATCGTTGCGGATAACGTCCAGCAAATCCGCCTCAGCTTCGGCCTGCTGCGCCGTTGTCCTCAGGCTGGTGAGTTCGACCGCCATACCACGGAATAAAGCGGCCATCTGAGTATTTGGCGCAACAACCTTACCGGCATAACCTGCCAGCTCGATACTGTGTTTCCCTATTTTGATTGAGTAGCTCACTGGCCAGCCTCCATTTTTGACAGCCCTGCATCAAATACCTTACGCGCAACAGCGTGGATTGACGGCGCGATCCCCATGCCCGACTTCTGGCGCTCCCTCTCCTGGATGGTTTTCAGAGCCTGAATCTGCTCCCCGTTCAGCAGAACGGGCTTAACGTTAACCTTGCTCATGATGCCCCCTGTAATGGCAATCGTTAAAGTTCCATTAATCGCAACAATCGAATAATTAATTGCGATTTATGAAACGATGTTAATGAAATTGCAGGGGTGCACAACGCGAAAAGTGTGGATGCGTTTTAAAGAATTTGCCCTCAAGGTATACATGGTGTTCATAAAGAGAATAAATCACTTATAAAACATGATATTAACCTATGAACACCAGCCTACATTTTGGGATTTCAGGTCTACACGGTATACATCATTCTGTTTAATAAACCATCAGATGATTAATGAGAGAATGAACACCATGTACACCCTGTGTATACCTGAAAACAAGGTATACATGGTTTATTTCACTGATTTATATATAAATTATTCTCTCGATGTATACCATGTATACCTTTCTCCATATTTATCTGAACTTCATTCTTTATGACCGGCTACAGGATGCGTCTGAGGTAACCAGTCTTCCGCACTTTCTGAAAGTTCAACGTTAGTCACCATGCCACGGGCTTTCCGTTCCTTACGGTACTCGTGATTAAACTCCCTCATCGCGCTTTCCATCCCCTCTGCGAATTTATTCAGCGTCAGCGGCTTGTCGAATCCATTGGCCTCAAGGAATGCCAGATAAGCGTGATAGAGATAAATTCGCGGATAGTGAGGCGGATTGCGGTTACCTACCATCATTCCCGCACAATCAGCCAGCCGCTCAAGGTGAGCGCAGAAGGCATATAGCGGATCCGTTTTCTGCTTTACCTCCAGTGCTTCTTCGCTGTTCCGTTGCTCCAGCAGCAGCGCTCGCGCTTTTTCCGGATCCGCAAAGTTCGCCAGCAGCCGACGAACAACCACCGGAATTTCAGCGGATATCTTTTCTGCCAGGTCGGGATCCTTATCCTCTTCGCTCACGCGCCGGTTAAACTGGAAAATTACGCGGCGCCGGGAAACGCCGCCCGCACGTTCTGTGAAAATCATCGGCGTGTTGTTCGTGGCCACAACCACCGCCCGCAGAACGGCGGTGTACTGGTGCTCGTGTTTCGGGTCGATCTCCACCGCATCCCCGCCGGTAATTGCCTTTATCCCGGTGCCCTCACCTGAATATTTGGGCTGATCAGGAAGCGTTATCATGCTCTTGCCGACGAACTGCGCCCGCCCGCGCGCGCTGTCGAGCGCCGCCATATTCCCGCTGGCGGTGTTATGCGCGCCTGCCAGCATCGTGGCGATATGGGTAAAGACGCTTTTCCCGCTGCCGCCCTCCCCGGTTATCTCGAGGAACAATTGCCAGTCATACCGGTTCGCCAGCACCATAAAGAGCGCTGCAGCGATGCGCTGCATCTTAATTGCGTCTCTATCTGATGCGTAACTTAGCCACTTATGGAAGTTCGGCGCGTGGTCGCGGAGGTTTTCGCCCGGCACCGCCGGCGTGTAGGTCACGCCGTTGTGGTTGGTCAGCCAGTTATCCTGGCTGTGTTCGGAGAAAACGCCGGTTTCCATATCGTAGACGCCATTAGCAAAGGGGATCAGGCTGCGCCGCGGCTCCCCCATTACCGGGATAACGATTTTCAGGGCGTCGATAACGTTGTTGATCGCGCGCTTGCTGAAGTTGGTTTTATTCTCGTTGTAGATAGCCACCATTTCGCGGCTCAGCTCGAGCAGTGACGTTTTCTCCCAGATGCCGGCGCGGTAGACGTACACGCCTTCGCTGTTTTCATTGATCGCAATGCCGGTGTAACGCGCGGCCAGTATGAGCGCCTTTTCGTTATCAGCCAGGTCGCGGAGGTTTACATCCGTCAGCGGTTTGCCGATCACCATGCTTTTGCCGGCTTCCGCATCGGCTTTGAGGCGCGGCAGCTGTGGCGTCCAGTCCTCCAGAAGCTGATAACCTTCAGAGTAGAATTGCGCGCGCTCCACGCCGGCCACCGCCAGCTTTGTCGCGAGAATGGTTATCTGCCGTTCGGTCAGATGCCCGCCACGGCAAACCCGGGCATATAGCCGGCCATCATCCACAATGCGGATATTCTCCAGCTCTGCCAGCTGCTTTTTATCCAGCACAACCGGCGGCACCGTATCGCCAATCGGATTCATTTCCTGCCATGCTTTGGCGAACGTCCAGGCATCGGCGCCGGCAAAGATAATTGACTCCTCCATGAGATCCGCCGGCTGCTTTTTAAGGTTTGGTGCATTCTTCATTTTTTGTTCCCTCGCTCCCTGATGATTTCCCGCATAACCCGAATTCGTTCGATGCCCTGCACCCGCATAATTCGATCGATATCTTTTTCGCCGGCGACCGGCGCGGAAGATACAAATTCAAATTCCCGCACCAGTCTTTCTGGCGTGCAAAAACACGGTGAGCTGTACCCCTCGCGGCAATATGTCACTCTGTCGAATCGGTAACTTTCGATAATTACGATGTTGCCCCGACCGTCCTTCCATTTATCGCCCGGCCTGATTTCAGGGTGAGCGCGGCCACCAGCAGCTAAGCCGGAATTTTTAATCGTCATAATTTTTTACCTCACGCCGCTGGCGGGATTACCTGATAACCAATTTTCTTCAGAAAGCGCGCGGCACTCTCCACCGTGAAAATGATTTCGTCGTCCATAAGGGGGCGCATCGACTGAAGACCATTTGACGTGTCCACCAGATAGCGGCCGCCAGCCGGAAAACTGAAAACGTTTTTGCCGTCGGCCCGGCGAACCAGATCGTAAACAGGAGTCATAATTTCCCCTCCCCGTCCCTTAATGACTGGCGGGTAAAACAATATCGCGCGCTATTTAATTGCTCCGATACGTGATCGGCAAAAGCGCCGAGACGGCAAAATTGGATAACCATTTTCATACAGATACCTCCATGGCCAGACGGGATTGAATGGCGGAGGCCTTACTGCCTAACTGGAGGTAAGTTCGGGTGATTGCCGGGTTACTGTGCCCGAGCATTTCAGAGGCGACCAGCAATCCCTGTTCGCCGCCGGCGGACATGAGATTAAAGGCGGCAATCTTGCGGCTGGAATAGGCGCTCAGGCGCAGACGCGTGTTTACCACGCGGGTAAACCACAGCATTACGTTGTGCAGTTTCTTCCAGATTGTCTGGCGGCTCACGCTACCTTCCAGAGACTGGCAACGGTTACTTTCAATCTGACTGCGGGAAAATACCAGGTCGTCACCGATAAGATTGCGCTCCATGCGTTCGCGCAGTCGTTTGATGATGCCCGGCGGCAGCTGTTTGGTGTCGTGCTTCACTTCAGCCTTTGCCACCAGCTCAAACACGATCGCCTGTTCTTCTTCCGTCATGCCGGCGGCCAGTTCGTCGCAGCTCACGCTATCCCAGTGCATGTACCCAATGTGATCGCCAGCAAGCCGGGCAGCATCCTTGCGCTGCTGGCGAACAATCTCGATCCCCTTCCGGGTTGCTCGGGCTTCCGCCGCTTTGGTCTGCTTCGCTACGATGATTGTGGCAATGCCGGTTTCCCAGTTGATACAGGAGTAACGGAAGTTGCACACGTCGCTGGTACGCCAGCCGGTAACGGTCGCAATATCCCACCAGAGTAAAACCCAGTCCGGCTGGGTCTGCTGGATACGCTCACGCAGTTTGCGCTGCTCTTCCCGTTCGTAAACGGGGGTCATGGTGCGGGTGCCCTTCGTGGTAGTGGCTTTTACCACGTTGCCGCGCAGCGCGCGGGCTTTTGCTGTCAGGGTCTGGAGGTTAAACATGCTGCACCTCCTCAACGCGAAAACGACACGCCAGAATACAGACACATCCTGCCGGCGTTTTTTCGCGTGCTTCGCGCTCGGTGGAAGCAGTAACATTGACGATCTGATTTGTGAATTCGCCCAAGGTGAGAAAACGCCATGTAAATTCAAGGCGTGTTTGGGTAGACTTAGTGCAAGCCATAATGTTACCTCAACTAACGTTTTGGTTAGACGCCCTGAAAGTGTTCCCGCACTTCGGGGCGTTGTCTTTTTCATTTCCTGTGTGTAATGTGTCATTACACATAAACACATTACATCGGGTGTAATTGACGTGTCAACACACAAAAACGAGAGACGAGGCAATCCTCCATTCCAATTTCGGCTTGATCCAGAGCTTCGAGAGATGATGGAACGAGCGCAACAGCAAGATGGTGATGAGTCTCTAGCCGCATGGCTTAAGAGAATTATTCGCAAGGAACTCCAGCAGCGTGGTATCGAGCCAAAGGGCTGATTAAGCATGCTCTCTGCCGGGTAAAAATCCCGGCGTCTTTCCGCCTTTTTATTCATCGCCATTTTCCTTCAATAGCTCGGGCTGATACTTACGCCACAACTGAATCTCTTCCCGCTCAAGAGCTTCTTTTGCCCCCTTACACTGCTGCAACTTATACCCGCGTTTGCTGGCCTCCTGCTGATAAGCCGCCATGCGCCGGCTAAAGTCGTTCAGGAACGCAAACGGCACACCATAAGAGCCAGTTTTGCGGATAGAAGGGATAACCTCGCGAAATACCCAATTACTGAAACGATGGGCGAATGTGCCCGGCGTAATAGCTTTACGGCTGCGGGCGATCAGCTTGTAGAAACCAGATTCAGAGACAGCGCTATGATTTGGGTTCCCGCGAATACCGTAAGTTAAAGTTACGGTATTTCTCTCGTCATCATCCAGAGCCTGCAACGCCATGCGCGAATTGGATAGTTCCAGCGCCGCGCAAACATCTTTTGCAACGAACCACGGTTCACCGTTGATCTTAACAATACGCACTTTCGCGGCCTCAAATTTAATGACCGAAATATCATCGCTGCTGTTTTCAGGTTGAGCGAAACCCTGCCCGGCTAGGGCATTTTTGTTAGTCATAATAAATTTCCCGGGCTAAGTTACAGTTGAGGTTTTGTGGAAATTAATGCATCACGTTCTTCGATACGCTGGCTTATCCAATCATCAACTTCACTTTCAACAAATGCGATGGCTCGAGAACCAATCTTGACCGATTTAGGAAAGCGATTGTCTTTTAGAAGACGATAGATCCAAGCCTTGCTATATCCAGTGCGTTTTTGTACTTCAGCCAATCTGATTAAAGAGTGGGACATATTTACCTCGTAACGTCTATTGTGGTGTACGAGATAAATTCAACCAGATATCAGATTAGCTGTGTGGAAGTCGGTATAATTTTAATTGGAAGTGACAACTGCGTGAATGGATCGGTTTTACAGGTTTTTTTAGAACCTGTAAAACAAGGTTTGGAAGTGCGGCGTCAGTTTTGGAAGTCTTTACTTCGAAATTTTGGAAGCGTGAAGTTTAAGAGCCTCATCTATCAGCATTATCAGCGCCTTACTTGTCACTTCGATTCCCTCTCCATGGTCGTTTATCATTTTCGCAGCCGTCCTGGCCACTTCGGATTTGTTCAATTTACCGCCACGCACATACTTCCCCTGACTTTTTTCAAGCGCAATCGCCATTCCGGCTATCAACTTTAGAGCAGTGTCTTTCCCAGCAAAACTTCCCCACTGGTTTTGCTCGAGTGAATTTTCGTCCTTCGGTTCCAGCTCCAAATCTGTTGAATGGCTTTCGGATGAGCTCAAATGGTTGTCGAACTCATTAGTAATCCAACTCCAAATATCTTTAGCAAGGAACGTTGCATTAACAATTGGTGTATCTAATGTTATGGATTCAATATCCACTTTCAATCTTACTACTTCAGGGAGTCCATACTTTTGATCTGCTAACTTGAATGCTTGGAGGGGTTTTAATTCCTTTAACTGGATAGCTTGTATGATAGTTTCCCTATAAATGGATGCTTCCTGATGGCCAATATAATTCCCTTCTACGGCCTTTTGCACACTATCAACCTGCTCAGATAATCCAGCCATAACTAAAGCTGCTTGATCTAAAGAAACAATACGCAAATTTCCAATATGAACCGGCAAATTAATCATTACGTCTCCCACACCCTCATTTTTAAGAAGCTATGCCGGCCCGTAGAGATGTACGGAGTTTCGGGATTCAGCCTAGACAAAGCCTATTTATCTTAGTCTACCGAAGTCTACTACTGTCAATTAGCACTGTCTATACATACAGTTAAGCGCTTTTCCCAAACGTTCCATGCACTACATTTTCGCCGTTTTCCAACGCCTCCATATAGTCGGCATACCACTGGAGCATTTCGCGGCGGCCATCCAGATAATGGGCATGGTTGTACGTTCCTCGAATAGAGTTTTTGTCGACGTGTGCCAGCTGCGTTTCTATCCACGCGGTGTTGTACCCCTGTTCGTGCAGGATGGTACTCATGGTGTGCCGGAAACCGTGCCCGGTGACTTTTCCGTCATAGCCAATCCGCTTAAAGACTTGGTTTATGCTGGCTTCACTCATTGTTTTTCGCGGATCGTTACGGCCTGGGAACATAAGCGGGTAATTGCCTGTTAGCTCTTGGAGCTGGCCAATAAGCGTAAGGGCTTGCCTGGACAACGGCACCACGTGAGGGCGACGCATTTTCATGCGTGAGGCTGGTATTTCCCAAACCGCCTTACTGATTTTGATTTCATCCCAAAATGCCCCGCGGAGTTCGCCGGTACGCAAGCCGGTGATAATCAGCAGACGAGCGGCCAAAACTACTAACGCGCTTCCTGTATATCCTGACAACGCCTTGAAGAAATCAGGCAATTCTTTCGGTGTGAGGAAAGGATAATGATTGGACTCATGCCCTTGCATGGCGCTGGTGAGATCCGGAGCGGGGTTATACTCAGCACGGCCGGTGACTATTGCGTAACGGAAAACTTCCCCGCAGCGCTGCCTAACTTTTTTGGCCTTTTCTGTAGCGCCGCGCCCCTCAATGCGCCGCAGCACATTCAATAGTTCAAGCGGTTTGATATCGGCTATTGGTTTTTTGCCAATGTAAGGGAACACATCTTTGTTGAAAGCTTCTAGGATGTCTGAAGCATACCCTGCAGACCATTTTTTTAGTTTGCTGCTGTGCCACTCAAGGGCAATATCTTTGAAGGTATTGTTTAACTGAGTTTCACGGGCAATCTTCTCTTCCCGTTTCGCTTCCATAGGATCGATACCCCCAGCGATACCCCTTTTGGCTTCTTCACGTTTTGCCCGAGCATCGGCCAATGTGACTTCAGGATACACGCCAACCGCTAACAGCTTTTCTTTGCCGGCTACACGATACTTGAGCCGCCAGTATTTGCCGCCATTAGGTTTAATCAGGAGATACAAACCACCACCATCAGTCAGCTTGTAAGGCTTATCTTTAGGTTTGGCGGCATCCACCTGCCGGGCGTTTAGTTTCACTTGGGGGTACCTCCTCTAGACCGAACAGCATATACCCCCATAAGTACCCCCAAACGACCGTAGATTTCAGGGAACTTTAATAGACGTAGAAATACTAAAAGGGGCTGTAAAGCGCAGAGTATAAGGGGTTTCAGTGAACTTTAGTAGACTTAGGGAGACGTTAGAATGGTGCCGATAATAGGAGTCGAACCTACGACCTTCGCATTACGAATGCGCTGCTCTACCAACTGAGCTATATCGGCCCTGAGAGGCCGGTTACGAATGTAACCACGGGGCAAAAGGTTAAAACTAACGAGGTGATGCGTCAATAGCCTTGCGAATCAAAAGCCTAATTTTGCATCACCCGCGTTTATTTACGCACGAATCGTATCATTGCCAAAGCCGATCCACTTGTAGGTGGTCAGCGCTTCCAGGCCCATCGGGCCACGGGCGTGCAGTTTTTGCGTGCTCACCGCTACCTCTGCGCCCAGTCCAAACTGACCGCCGTCGGTGAAGCGCGTTGAGGCATTCACGTAGACCGCAGAAGAATCCACTTCATTGATAAAACGATCGGCGTTGCGCAGGGTGCGGGTCAGAATCGCGTCAGAGTGCTGCGTGCCGTGGGTGCGAATGTGGGCGATAGCATCGTCCAAATCGGCGACCACTTTCACATTCAGATCCAGTGACAGATATTCGTCGTCATACTGCTGTGCTTTGACCACTTCTACTTTCGCTGGGCCATCTTTCAACAACGCCAGCGCATTCTCATCTGCATGCAGCGTCACGCCGCTCTCGGCCATCTGCTTGCTCAGCGCAGGTAAGAACGTCTGCGCGATATCCTGATGCACCAGCAGCGTTTCAACGGTGTTGCAGGTACTCGGGCGCTGGGTTTTGGCATTGACGATAATCTTCAGGGCAGGCGCGATCTCTGCGCTGTCATCCACCACGATATGACACACGCCAATCCCGCCGGTGATCACCGGAATGGTCGACTGTTCGCGGCACAGCTTGTGCAGGCCCGCGCCACCGCGTGGGATCAGCATGTCGATGTATTTATCCATGCGCAGCATTTCATTTACCAGCGCACGATCCGGGCTTTCGATAGCCTGTACCGCACCGGCTGGCAGGCCGCACTCTTCCAGCGCCTGCTGGATGACGTTAACGGTGGCCGCGTTGGTTCGCCACGTCTCTTTGCCCCCGCGCAGAATGGCGGCGTTACCGGTTTTCAAACACAGGGAGGCGACGTCGACAGTCACGTTCGGGCGCGCTTCATAAATCACGCCGATCACACCGAGTGGGACGCGGCGACGCTCGATGCGCAGACCGCTGTCGAGCAGCCCGCCGTCGATCACCTGCCCCACCGGATCGGCGAGGTTGCAGACCTGGCGCACGTCATCCGCGATGCTTTTAAGACGTGCGGGCGTCAGGGCCAGGCGGTCGAGCATTGCCTCGCTCAGGCCATTGTTACGCGCGTCGGCCAAATCCTGTTCGTTGGCGAGCAGGATCTGCTGAGACTGTGCTTCCAGATAATCAGCGATTTTTTCCAGAACGCGGTTTTTCTCGCGGCTGGAAAGGAGCGCCAGTTTGTAAGAGGCGGCTTTGGCAGCGGCGCCCATTTGTTCCAGCAT